ATACCCAAGCATTTATTTGTACTTCGTCTAAGTCATCTATAGAGTCATCTAAATCTATACCAACTTCTCTTGCGTATTCTGCATCCATAATGCCCCAATACTCAAGTACTTCAAAGTTAGTTCCATAAGATTCATCACTTCTATCGTCATCTTTAAGCTGACTTTCAAAATCTTTCTCTACGTAGTTAGCTCCCATTTGTAAACAACTACGAATTGCTTCTTCATCAAAGTAAGGCATATTTCTTAACTGCCTTAATTGACTCCTATTCATTTTATGTCTATGAACTGCGTACTCACACTCTTCAATATTAGTTGCTGCAGGGTCAGGATAAAAATCCCAACAGCTTACAAATTCTATACGAGGAACTCTGACCTCTAAAGGATTGTATTCTCTTTCGTCACCCTCAGAAGACCATTGATGTAATTTTTTATTAAAGTTAAATGGTCCTTTAACTATTCCTGTACCTAACAAAGAACATTCTAATAATGCATTTCTTATTTCGGCTGAACCATTAGACTCTTCTATTTGATCATGGATTAATTTTTCCATACGTCTTGCAGCTTTTTTTGCAGGACTAATTTCAGGCATTTCAGGAATTGAAGATAAACCTTCGGTAAGACTATCCGCAACTTTTTGTTCTATACTTTCTACATTACCATATGTAGAGCCTGCCTTTAAAACTTTTCCATCCCCTTCATAACCAACATCAAAGGGACTCTCTACGTTTCCTCTATTCTCGTCTGTAATTTCTATGCTAGGTGTAGGATTCTGAGTGTCTAAGTAAGCGTTTGCCTTTTCTCCTTCAGGTAATTTAGTTTCAGCTATCCCTATAGGAAACTTACCTGTTCCAAAAATAACATCAACTAACTGTCCAAAAGCTGCGAGTACTTTTGTTTTTGTTATCTTTACAAAGACACGAGACTTTTCGCTGTCTCTAAACTTGACTGAGTTCTTATAAAGACCTCTATAGTTTTCGTAAGCCTTTAGCCATCTTGTCTCATCAGTTTGTCTAGAATCTTCTGCTGTAGCAAATCGACTTTTAATAATCCCAACAAGATTTACTTTTTGGTCTATTTCTAAATTTAAACTTTTTCCTGCTTCTCCTTCAACATCTTCATAGATATTGTCAGCATTTAGAAATGTATTTTTGTTATCTACCATAACAATTAATACTCAACTCCGAGTACTAATTCTAAATCGCCTACCGACATGTTAGGAGTAACATCTGTTCCTGATAACAGCATGAAACAGAATACACTTGTAGTTCCTGCTGCTGCTTGTAATAAAACAGGGAATCTTTGTTTAGCTATAAGGTCGCCATCAGTTGCTCCTGCTCCTTCTAGATTTACATCAAAGTTAAATACTTTACCACCACCATAAGTGTAGTCATCGGCTGACCCATCAAGTGTTAACCTTCCTAGTACTTTTGCTGCTGCAAAATCAGCATCAGATATATTTCGTGCTGAGTTAGCTGCACCTACAGATTGAGTAGTCTGACAGAAAAACAATTCCCCATCAAATACCTGAGTAGATTTAGAAATAATCATAGCTGAAACTAATTTTGAACACTCTCCTTTTTTGCCTACTGCTAAAGGTATCTCTGTGTTATTAAATAAAACATCGTTGTCAGCATAAGCGTCTGCTGTAATAACAGGTACTACTCTTATAACTCTTCTAGCTTGTTGATTCATAGCCATTACTTCTCCTAGTATCCGAATGTTGTATCAGAAGGTGCGTATAGTTCTCGTTTCAATTCTCGTATCCGATCATAAGGACTTGCTATTCTAGGTCTGCCCATTATCATATAACGCAATGCGTCATAAGCGTGATCCGAAGCGTGAGTATCTACATCCTCTGGATTTGTTTTAGATAACGGTATACCCTGTAACTCTCTTATTAAGTTAGGACATGTATTAAATATCTGTAACTTAGGTCTACCGTCTTCTTTAATTTTTAAAAATTCATGTACTTGAATTTTACCTTGTACTCTGTTCTTATCTGCTCTTCTTAATTTATGTCCTGCTTTTAAAAGAGCTTCACCAACAGTCGGTCCTGAAGATCCTGTCTTAGCCCATGCTGCGCCATCTAACACGCCTGAAACTGCAAACGGATCTCCAAGTTCCATATCTGTTATTATAGAGGCTAATTCCTCTCCTGTCAAGCCTTTTCTGTATAATTCTCGATAAATTATTAAGGTTCCATCGTTACTATCTATAATCCCCCACAAACAACAGCTTTCAGCCGCATATCCATAGTCAACTCCTTTTGTTCTTTCCCACCCTACAGGCAGTTCAAACGGAGGAATTACATGGACTTGCGTATCAAATTCTACAAAGGCTGCACCTTCTGCAACATCCCAATTACCTTCTAACAACTGTCTACGTTGAATAGGAGGTAAAGACTTTAGCATTTGTTCATAGATACCATCGTGCGCTAAGTAAGGATTATCTGCAAGTTTTGCGGGAATAAACTTTCTTGATAAACCATCGTTACCTTTAAAACCAGTATTGTGTTTAGAAGGTTCTATATATCTTTTCTTAACCCAATGTGATCCTACACCACCCGGATTTGCTGTGCAGCGTAGGTATGTTTGTATTTCAGGATCAGTAGTACGCAGTCGGGAAGCTAAGTAGTTCCAACTAAACTCTGTAGGTAAGTGTGTTATTTCATCAAAACCAATCCAACTATAAGCTTGACCTTGATAACGATAAACATCTGCGTCACGTTCTAGAAAGCCGAACTCTACTTTTGCTCCAGATGGAAAGTTCCAAAGCTTTTCAACTTCTCGAAACTTAGCTCCTTGAAAAGCTAAAGGATATAGTTCGCGTGATTTGTCTATCATCTCGCGCAACTCTGGCATAGAGCGTCTAAGTATTAATGCGCGGTGTGCTTTCTTATGTGCGTAGCGTAAAGGATCAATCAACATTGCGTATGATTTACCACCACCCGCTGCACCGCCATACAAAACATCTTTCTCACCTGCAGCAAGAAAATCTGTCTGTGGTCCTTCGTTAGCATGAAATAGGACATTTTGTTCTGGCAGTATGTCCTGTACTGCTTTAGGAAGTTTGTCTAGCTCGGAAGGCGTAACAACACGATCTGTCTTATCGGAAAGCTTATCTATTGTTGTTGTTGTGGCTTTGTAAGATTTTCTAGCGTTGTTAAGCTTTTCTTCAAGCTTCCTAATGTTTTTCTTTTTACGAGATATTTTACGATGAACTGCGTACTTAGCTTTTTGAGAAGAGGATACGTTATAGCCTGAGCCTGATCCTTGAGGTCTGCCTGCTTTTAAACGTGGTGTACCGTCTTTCTTACGGACAAAGTTACCTTCGTTATCTTGCAAGTAACGATTCGGATTCAACTCCCAATCTTTCGCTTCGTTTTCCATACTTCTTATCTACATGTTTTTTAAGACCTGCGCGAGTAATTGATCTTTCTGTTTTATATTCTAACCAATCTACTGCTTCTTGTAAAGATATTTCTTCTCTAACAATCATTTCTTCTACTAAACCAAGTGCTTCTATCTGCTCTGCTACAGGTTTTAAGTATCTAGACTCTAAGTCTAACTCATAACCAAAAGGAATAGTAGATGAAGCACGTTTTATATAACCGTTTTCTGCGTTCATAAGTTTTTACTTCAGTCTAATCTTATTTTTTAATGATGTATACAGTTCAGGCTTAGTTCTTTTTAAAACTAAAACAACTATAACAGCTACTACAAGTAGTCCAATTAAGTAATCCATGTCTATTCCTCCTTATTTGTAGTTACATCTGTGTATTCTGCATCTTCTACTGTTACTGAATGTTTCTCAGGTAGTATAAAGATACCTCCTTGTACGTTATGATCTACCTGTACACGGTCTGTTCTGCCAATACCTACACGATCAAGTATAGTTTGAGCTGCGTTTAGCTTTTGACTAGCTTGAGGAATAGGTTTATTACTATCAATCATCTCAACTAATTTAAATGCAGCTTTAGGTGCGGAACGCGCAAGTACGTCTGAGGCTAAGTCGACTACTTCTTCTTTTAATGATTTAAGTACTTGGTAGTGATTGCCTGAATAGCCTGCTAGTTCTGCTGCTTTTTTAAAGTCACCTTCGGTGGTGACTAGATTGTCTAAGAAAGACTGCTGTTTATCGGTAAGATTACGATTGGTTTTCTTTTCTGGCATTAAATTCATGATACCTACCATTATAAGGTTACTTTCAAAGTTTGTCAAGCTTTATTTATTTACTTATACCACTTGACAAATAGATAAATAGTGTGTATAATGAATGTAATGGTCGGGGGGTTCAACACCTACATAATCTACTCAGATTTACTTCTCTTATAGCGCAGATAACTATTGTAATATTGACCAATATAT